TGGCACTAAGGGTGCCAATATTGATGACGACATCTGTGTTTACCGAATACCCGTGAGGCGCGTAGTCCTTAGACACTCGACTAACGTGTGGGGCTAGAGAAGCCATTTCAATTCTCCTAGCTGTGGTTGCCAGGGAGCCGAAGCCCCCTGGCGCACACGTTAATCGTTAGCCCCAGGTGGTGAGGCCGTTAAAGAAAACAGTCTGAAGGCCAGTGCCAGCAGTATGAGCAACGCCGCAGATGCGAACGCCAGAGGCGTCGGCCTCCCAGGTGGTTCCTCCAGTCCCTTCAACGTCGTTATTGCTTGCGCGCAACTGAATGCCTTCGCCAACGCCAGAGGCTGTGTTCTGAACATTAACCTGACACACCCCCATAATCCGAATAAGGACATCCTCGCCAATGGCAAAGGTGCTCTTACCGTTGGAGCCCAGGACCACCCCAAACGGGGCAACCTGATCCAGGCATGTATTGAGCGCTCCTACGGCTCTCGTCGTAAGGCCATCGTCGGTAGCACCGACAGCGGGATCAATCTGAACGACATCTCCCCGGCTTAGTGCCGCATGAGCGCGGCCCGCGATGTCCAGTTGAAGAGCTGAACCACCATGAATGAATGTAGACATTTTAGTGTCTCCTTTCTCAGCTTAAAACTGGATTGCGCCAGTGAACTCAGTGACACCCTGGCGAGCCAGACTTGATGCCGTGAGCATAGCGGTAAAATAAGTGTGGGCGATGATGACGTCACTGTTAGGCGGAGTCATAAAGTCAGTCATTCGGAAGTCATCGTGGCTCAGAATTGCAAGCTGCAAGCCAACGCCTGTCGCCTTACCCTGAACGAACGGGTTCTTTCCTGGAACCGTGAAGTGCTCGGGCTTCAGATTGAAGTCGTTCACGCTTCGCTTTCCGGTCGTGGTCAGGAAGTAAGTAAGACCCGTTCCAGCCAACTGCTCCTCGGGAACCACGGGGGTGCCCTCAAAGAGAAGGTTCTGGAAACCCTGGTCCCAGAGAGCCTTGTCCCGCTCAGCCTGATTGGGGGCCACCAGACGCTTGAAGAAGCGATAAACGGTGGGGTCCGTCAGGATGATGTCGGGATGGGTGCTTTTCTTAGAAGCATCCATGTAAAGCTGCTCCCAAGTGTCCAGGCCATCGGTGCCGAAGGCTGTCATTTGGGCTGACTGGTTGTTCCAGTTCACATATCCACCAGCGACACCAGATTGAGTGATTCCACCAACCGTGAGGTTGGGTGTTGCACTCACGCTAACCGGGCAGATGAACTGAGGAAGACCCTGCAACTCGTTAGGCGCAGCAGCGTTGCTGGTAAACAACTGACGAGAAAGCTCGTTGATCAGACTGATCTTGCAGATCGACATCTTCGCGTTGAGCAGGTTGACGATCTGGTAAGCGCCACGGTTCTGAGCAAGCTCAGTGTTGTCAACGACAACAGATGCGCGGTTCTTGTACCAAGTCGGGTAACGGGCCGTATCCGGTCCATCTTCCGGCGTTGTTGCAAAGGTCGCGTAGGTGCCAATGGCAGATACGTTAGACGACTCTGTGAGCACGACTGGAAGACGGCATTCTGTGCCACCTTCATAACGGACTGCGCCCTGGCGATACATATGCCAGAGGAGGGGGTTGGACTGCACGATCTCCATCGCAACGGAGTCTCGGACAGCCTGTAGCGTAGTCGAGTAAACTCGATCAAGCGCGAGGCCATTGATTGTATTAGCAGGCATTTTATTCCTTTAGGTTTTAAAACCCCTGCTCTTTCAATGCTCTGGTCGCTGCCTCAAGAGCGGTTTCCCGCCCCTTCTTAGAGACAACAGATCCTTTGCGTGAAGCTACAGGAGCCGCCGCGTGGCGCTTCTTAGACTTTGCCTTGGTTTGCGCTTCTCTGACATGCGCCCTGGCAACCTTCGCCGCAATGCGGACGGCCTTGTCAGGGTTCGTGGCAGCAAGCTCTGTCAGGTCGGGGTCCGAATCGAGTACCTGACCCACAGTGGCTGCAAAGGTGCCGTGATCAATGTCGGGGTAATCCTGCGCCCATGCCTGATAGGCACGAACAACACGCTGCTGCGCGGCAATGGGTTGGATCTCGGCAACTGCGCTGCCAACTCCCAACTCACTTAGCTTTGCTTTAACAGCTTCATTCACATAGTGGCTAATTACATCTTCAGGGGAGGCCCCCTTAGACATATCTGGAGCCTTTGGCTCCTCCACCTTGCGTTCAGCCGTCGCCTGATTTTGGCGAAGCAGGATCTGATCGACTACTGATCTGCGGTCTTCAAGCGACTGCCGATCATTTGCGAGGGATTGAGTCTTCTTCGTGTAATCCGATTGTCTTAGGAATCCGCGCTTGAGTTCATCTTTGACCTCTTCTGGCACATTTTCCATCGCTTCTATATAACCAAGCGGGTTGTCCGAAAAATCTTCAGTCGTCTCGGCTTCCTCGAAACCGTCGTCTGCCGAAGCTCCGGTCCCATCTTCGAGGGTATCCACTTCTTCGTGGGCCTCGTCTTGTGGGGTGTCGGTGGCGTCCATTGGTGTATTGTCTCCCATCTCTGGATAATTCCAGAGTTTCTATTATGTGGGTGCATTCTCGTTTTATTGTCAAGTACCATCAAGCCATGTCAGCAAGAAAACCAAAATTAACCGCAAAAGAAGTGGACCTTTGGCACGAGAGAATCACTCGTGCTGAAGAGGGTATGGAGGAGAACGTTCTTAGCGAGTGGAAGAAATCATTCGAGGACTTCATAGGCCAGAAAGCGGGGAGCGAGGTCTACTACGACGACGACGACGTTCCCAACTTTAACTTCCTACTCTCTACGTCCAACTCTTTACTGCCAGCCATTATCAGCGCAGACCCATACCTGCGGATGCTCCCCCGTCGCCCAGACGATAAGGATGGGGCAAAGATCGCAGAGGCTGCGGTCAACTACGTCTTCAGGGAAATCAACATAAAGAAAACGATCAAGGACACAGCCCTTGACGCAATGCTCTATGGCGTTGGCTTTGCGAAGATTGGGTATGACCCATCAGGGGCATTTCTCCTTGAAGAGGACTATGAGGTTGGCCCGGAGATGCTGGAGGATGAGGAGGAGGAGCCAGCGGCCACAAGGGCAGACACCAGGATTCTTAGAGAGGCTATGGCCAGGGAGGACCTTCCCTTTGATGAGGGCCCGCAGGACAACCCAACGGCAGAGAGGGTGGCCCCTTGGGACATGCTGCTGCCGGATGGGTATGACGATATAAACAGATGCCCGTGGGTGTGTGAGCGAATAACCGTGAGGCTTGAAGATCTTCAGTCCGACGACAGGTTTAATCTGCCCAAGAACATATCTGCGGACTCCTGGCTCTCTGAGGCGGTCCCGTCTGAGTACAGCTATTACAAAGATGATTCAGTCATGGGTGAGTCGAAGCCCGCTGAGTACATCACGGTTTACGAAATCAGATACTGGACGAGGACCAAGAATGGCTCCAGAAGGCGGTGCCTGTGGCTTACCAGGAAGCAAGAGGGTCTAGACTCAAAGGACACCATCCTGCGTCACATTGACGATCCACTCCTCATGCGCGGGTATCCATACCAGCAACTTCAGTTCGTTCGCGTTCCAGGGATGATGTATGCGCCAAAGACTGCAGATCTGGCATCCATCAGGCCCATTGCCGACAGGCTCAATCAGGAGTGGAGCTACCTGCTGAAGCATCACAGGATCTCATCCCGCAGAAAGTGGGTCGCACTCCCCGGCGCACTGGAAGACGGAAGCCTTGCTGGGCTGCTTGAGTCTGAGAACGATATGGAGGTTGCGGAAATCCCAGCCAACATTGGAGATATCAGGCAAGCAATCATGCTGCTTCCAGAGGCCGCGCCTCCCAGCACCACGCCAATGGTTCTTCAGGGACTTCAGCGCATGATGTATGAAATCAGTGGTGTTGATGTCTACATGCGGGGTGGTGTGGGCCGAAAGGGAACGACCGCAACGGAGGTCGCTGTCTCGTCACAGCTAAGCAGTAATCGCGCAGGAACCCGGCTTGATCTGGTAGAGCGATTTGTAGAGGGCATTGGGCGTCAGATGCTGTCTATCATTCGCCAGTATTGGGATGATCCCAGGTATCTCAGGATCTCTGGGCCCGGAGGGGAGGATGAATTCCTCTCGTTCTCATCTGGTGATATCACGGGAATGTTTGATATCAGGATTGAGGCTGGCTCTACGCTGGGCAAGGATCCTGCGACCGAACAACAGGCGTTCATGGGGCTGTTGCAAACAATTCAAGCAACGGTTGGTTCACTCATCCCCCTGGTTCAGGGGGGTCTGGCCTCTCCAGACACAATTAAAAACTTCGTAGATAAGGCTTTTGCAATCTGGCAAGCTGACAAGCGTATGCTTATGGAGCCATTGGCTGCAATCCAAGCCGCCGCAACGCCCCAAACAGCAGCATCGCCAGAGGCGGTTGGTCAGGGACGAGGAATGGGCGGTCAGGGAGAATCGCTCGCTGGGCCACCAGCGGGAGGCGCTCCTAGCCCAGGAGGCGCAACCAGCGGCACTGGCGGAACCGCAGATCTACAGACGCTAATGTCTAGAGTAAAGGGAGCCTGATGCCTTACTACCCGATGCGCTGCACGTTTTCATCGTGCGGCCTTGAGTTTGACCATTTCACCAAGCCAGATCTCTATGATCTCTCCAAGAAGGACAGTTTCAGGGACGTGCGCTGCTCATACTGCGGAAGCTTTGGAACGGCAGAGCGGTGCTATCCAAGAGACTCAGCGCCAGCAAACATAACGGTAAAGGGCACCTGGGGGAAGCACGCAAGCCCTGGGCTGAAGGGCCAGGACTTCTACACCAAGCAAGAGCGTGATCGGCAGCTAGCTTCTGTCGGGAGGACATCCTTTGATGACGGGGATAACCCTCATCCCAAGAAGTCCAGCAGCGCTACAAAGACGTT